AGCGACGTCTGCTACTTCGAATGGAGCGCCCTCGAGGACGCCGATATTGACGACCCGAGCGTCTGGCGATCCACAATCCCAGCGATCGGACACACAATCTCCGAGGAGGTCGTCCGGCAGGCTCGACTCACCATGTCTGAGAACGACTTTCGGCGTTCTTGGCTGAACCAGTGGACGAAAACAGACGAGCGCGTTATCCCCCAGGCTCTGCTCGACGCCTGCAAACAGCCGACCGGACCGGACGGCCAGCTTGTCTTCGCCGCTGACATCTCGCTCGATCGGGCGCTCGGCTCGATCGCAGTCGCTGACGAGCACGGTCGGATAGAGCTCATCGAGAACAGAGAAGGAACCCAGTGGATCGCTGACCGGCTGGCGCACCTCGTCCAGCGACACGGAGGCCGCGTCGTCCTCGACGGCTACGGACCGGCAGGCCTGCTGGTCGACGATCTCGAGCGCGTGAAGATTCCAGTCGTCCGGTACACGACGCGCGACTGCTGTTACGCCGCGAACGCGCTCTACGACGCGCTTCTCGCCGGCACCTTGCAGATCCGACCGCATCCGAAGATCGACGAGTCCTGTGCAGCTGCACGAAAGAAACCAGTCGGCTCATCGTGGCTGTGGTCGCGCGCCGACCCAGGAGCAGACCTGACACCACTACACGCACTCACGCTCGCCTACCATGCAGCGAAGCATCGACAGGAACCGGCAAAGGGCCGGCCGATGGTACTGTGACGAGGTTATGGGCATCTTCTCCCGACGTAAGCCGGAGCAACGCGAACGCGACATCCCCTTCGTCTATCCCTCGTATGGATTCTTCCAGCCTCTCCAGGGACCAGTCACTGTCAACACCCAGACGACGCTCAGCATTCCGGCCGCTTACCGTTGCGTCCAGCTGATCTCGGACTCGATCGCTTCCCTACCGCTCAAGGCCTACCGGCACAACGTCGAGATCGAGCCGACGCCGGCGATCCTGTACCAGCCGGACCGGACGATGACACGCCACGAGATGATCGCGTCGACCTTGCTCTCGATGATCGTCCACGGAAACGCTTTCTGGCTTCTCGGAGACCGCGACGCGCTCGGCTATCCCCGGCAAGCCGTACTCCTGGCGACAGATGCTGTGAACGTCCGCGCAAACGGACCGACCCTGACCTACCACGTCGGAGGCCAGACCTACACGGACGAAGACATTCTCCACTTCCGAGGCCTCCAACAGGCCGGCTCGCCGATGGGCATGAGCGTCCTCGAGCACCATCGCCGCACGATCGGAATCTCGATCGCTGGCGAGGACTGCGCGTCCGAGCTCTACAACGCCGGAGGTCTGCCGGTCGGCGTCCTCGAGGCCGATGAAGCGATGTCGAAGGACGAAGCCGAGCAGGTGAAAGCCCAGTTCATCGCGAACAACGGAGGCCGGAACCGGGGACCAGCGATCCTTGCGAACGGCCTCAAATACAAGCCGCTGAGCTTTAATCCGAAAGACCTCGAGCTGATCGACGCACGTCAGTATTCCGCGCAACAGATCTGCACGATCTTCGGCGTCCCGGCCTTCCTCGCTGGAGTCGCCGCGCCTAACTCGATGACCTACTCGAACGTGAACCAGGACTCGATTCACTTCGCCCGATACACGCTCCGGCCGTGGATCTCCCGAATGGAAGCCAGCCTGTCGACGCTCCTTCCGCGCGGCCAGGAGGCTAGGTTCACGATGGACGCCCTGCTGCGCGCGGACACGATCACGCGCTATCAGGGATACGAGATTGCGATCCGCGCCGGCTTCCTGACGCCGGCCGAAGTGCGCGACCTGGAGGACTTCGCGCTGGAGGACGACTCGTCCAACAACGGAAACGACGACAGCCTCGACACGGAGGTAACAGATGTCAGCCTTTGAGATTCGCACCGTCGAGTTCGCACACTTCGAGGTCCGAGAAGACGACGACGGCCACCATCTCGTCGGCATCGTTGCACCGTTCGGAGCTCTCTACGATGCCGGCCGTTACCTCGAGCGTTTCTCGTCGACTGCGTTTGATAAGACGATTAAGGAACGAGGCTCGAAGATCCCTCTCCTCGAGCAACACGCCACGGACCGGCTGCCGATCGGGATGAGCACCGGCTGGCAGAAAACGAAAGACGGACTGGTCGGCGACTTCCTCTTGGCACGCACCGGCCGAGGAGAAGAAGCGCGACAGCTCGCGATGGACGGCATGGTGACCGGCTTCTCAGTCGGCTTTATCCCAGTGCGGAACTCGACGGACGACATGAACGGAAAGCCGCTTATCACCCGACAGGAAGTAAAACTCGATCACGTCGGCTTCGTTCGGAATCCGGCCTACGCCGAAGCGCAGCTCCTCTCTGTCCGTTCCTACGATCCGGACGACCCCGAGGTCGCACCCAGGCTCGCAAAATGGAGAGGACTGATCCTCTAATGGCATCGAACTTCGCAGTCACAGTCACGGCGACCGCAACGTCGCTTCTTAGCGCCGAAGACGAGTTTCGGCCTGTCTACTTGCAGGTCGTCGGAAACAACACCGTCTACATCGGCGACTCGGCAAGTGTCACGACCGCGACCGGCTTTCCGATCGCGAAACACGCTGCCCCGATCGAGTTCCAACTCAGGACTGGTCTCGCCCTCTACGGCATCTGCGCGGCCGGCCAGACAGAAGAGATCCGAATCTTCGCTCCGAGGGACTAATGCCCGACTACAAAGTCCCCGGCAACATCGCAAGCGCCGCTCAGCGCGGCCTCCAGCTCCTCGAGTACGCCGGCGACGGCCTCCAGCCGCGCACCGTCCGCGAAGCACGACGCATGGCCGAAGGGTATGTCGACCTCGACAAAGCCATCCGAGCCGCAGCCTGGTTCGCTCGACACCGAGCTGACATCGACTCACCCGACGCCGACGCTTACCTCTCCGGAGAACGAGACCGGCCGACAGCCGGCCAGGTCGCATGGCTCCTCTGGGGAGGCCAGATCAACCGCGACAACCGTTACAACGCTCAGAACTGGTTCGAGCGTCTCGTCGAACGCGAACGCGAAGTCTGAAGATCAGAAAACACAAACCGATCTGACTACACTCCGACACGGCCGTCTTCGCTCGCCGCATTCGCACCAGCAGACACCGGAAACCGAAACCCTCAACAGGAGACAATTCCGACATGAAGCTGCTGGACCAACTCATCGCCGAGCGCGCCGAAATCGCCGCATCCGTCGAGGCCACCCTCAACCGGGCCGCCGACGAGCACCGCGACCTCTCGGAGCACGAAGACAAGAACATCGGAGACCTGACCGCTCGCGCAAAGGAACTCGATGGCCGCATCGCCGACCTCCGCGAGATCCAGATCGCCAACCTCGAGGCCGCGAAGCTCCGCGCCGAAGTCGCCTCCACCGACAGCCCGAAGGAGGCTCCGGCCGTGAACCGCATCGAAGTCAAGAGCGAACCGCTCACCTACCGCGCCGACGTGAAGGAGCACAACTTCTTCCGCGACGGCTACGCCGCCCAGTTCCTTGGCGACGCCGCCGCCGCTCAGCGTCTCGCCCGTCACCAGGACGAAATGCGCGTCGAGCACCGCGACTCCGGCTCCAGCAACTTCGCCGGCCTCGTCGTGCCGCAGTACCTGACCGGCCTCGCCGCTCCGTACCTCCGCGCCGGCCGTAACACCTGCGACGTCGCTCGCCAGCTCCCCCTCACCGACTCGGGTCTGACCGTGAACGTTTCGCGCGTCACCACCGGCTCGAGCGTGGCCGCTCAGAACGGCGACAACGGAGCCGTGACCGAGGCCTCGCCCGACGACACGCTGCTCACCGTGAACGTCCGCACCTACGCCGGCATGGTCGACGTGAGCCGTCAGGCGCTCGAGCGCGGAACCGGCGTCGAGGGCCTCCTGGCCGCCGACCTCGTTTCGGCCTACAACTCGGCCGTGAACGCCGACGTCATCAACGGAGACGGCACCGCTGGAACTCACCTCGGCATCCTGCAGACGAGCGGAATCGGCGACATCGACGTCGACGACGCTTCGCCGACCGGCTACGAGACCTTCCAGAAGATCGTGAAGGCCATCGGCACCGTCACCGCTGCGCGCTACAAGCAGCCGGACGTGATCATCATGCATCCGCGCCGCTGGGCCTACATCGCCGGCTCGCTCGACTCGAGCAACCGTCCGCTGGCCGGCGTTTCGGTGGCTACCTCGACGAACATCGTCGCGCTCGGCAACCCCGGCGCCTACGGAGTCGCCGCTGGCGAGCTCGCCGGCATCCCGGTCGTCGTCGACGCCGGCATCCCGACGAACCT